CACCAGCAGCTTTAGTTTCTTCTTCAGTTAGAGTTACTGGTTCGATTTTTGCATCTGACTGTTTTTCTTGAGTAGTATTACGAACCTTAAGTTGAATATCCATTATTGCCGAACCAATAATTTTTGCAAAAATAGCAAAGGCCTTAATATTCTTAGGTGTGGGTGGTGTAAATTCAAGAGTGGCAGTAAAATTGTCACTTCGACCATCTTTGGAATACTGCAACTTTTCCGACAAATTTACAAATAATTTTTCTTTCATTGTTTGTTTTTCCTGTTAAATATTAAAACGTTGCAGGGGAGCCTTCGAATTTAATTTCTATTGTCCCGTCCATGCTTACAGTAAATTTAGGGCTCGATATCAAAAACATATTATTATAATTTATATGCTTCGAACTATGTTCAAAATCAATTGTTGAACCATTTGTTTTCGAAGCCTCAACCCATTTCTTTACGAATTCAATACCTGCTAAAGTGTTTGCCATTGAAAATTCTACACTACCCTTCTTGGTTTCTGCGTTTACCGCATGAACAGTTGAGCTTATACCACTTCCAGTGGCTAATGCACGTACTGAAATATCGCCAAGACCAAGATCAAAACTTAAAGAATTTGGGATTATCTCGATAGAATCATTATCTATAGTTATAATCGGATCACTCATTACAGCGTTAGTTGCCATGTGCTACTCCTTGTGACTTATGAACTAAATTTAACTTGTATAGTACCAATAACTAACCTTAACTGACCAACCAACAGTGGGGCCATATAAATCGTAGCAGAGCCTTCTCTTACGCTAACTTCAATTGACAAGTTCTCATCAAAATCTGCCACAGCCTCATCTCCTGACTCAACTATACCTAGATCAGCCAGATTTTTATATAACGAAATAGAAAATGCCCTAATTGATCCTGCATTAACCATGTCACGACCAATAACTAGATCTCCACCCGTCAACCTAGTTTGAGCGAATCTTGACTTATAATTATTAAAGAAAAATTCCCTAATAACCATTTCAGCATCAACTGTATTCAAATATTTCCATGAGTCGTCAGGATTGCCAGCATTATCAGTTAGATAATTGGTTACAAAATCCCCCATAACCATAGCGTTTCTGGCACCGTTAGGGAGAACGTAAGAGAACCCACTGTCGGTCAGCCCATCTAAGTCATCATCAGTATAAAAATCACTAATCTTTGGTACAGGCAAAAGAGGCATCAATGTATTAGCATAAGGCAGAGTAGCTAAGTGTGCGCCGCCAAATTGATCCTTTGGTGCTGTAGTTGTTAAATATCTTGTTAAATTCGCATCGTCAGTCAATCGCAATGCCCTTAACGCAGCGACTTGAGACGTGATGACATCTGGATGTTCAACAATAGCACCGCCCTCTTTGTCCGACCAAGAAATAGCCCTATTAGCTAAGAAAACCAATGATTTACAATTAAATTCATAAGCTGGTTCATCTATTAAGTCACCAGCAAGTTCGACAACTCCTTGGAAACCAATTCCAGATTTAACATTATTAGAAACATTAAATCTGGCATCTAGTTCATCAACTAGAGTTTGAGTATCCCAGCCTGTTGGGAAAATTATGGTTTGGTAAGTATTTCTGGTTATATCTGTAAATAAGTTAGTCAAGGCAGGATCGTTTGCACCGCCTGTAAAAGGCGCAGTTGAAAAAGTTATCCCTGCTATTGATCCATAAACTCTAATTGGAATTTCGTTACCAAAACTTCCATCATTGAGCGCAGTAAAATTAATAGTATTGTGGCCAGGGTTTGCGACAACCCCGCCGTCATCTGCCGATACCATTGCAAAAGCATCAGCTTCTATAGCCGCAACAAGGCTTGTTACTAAAGTATCAGAAGCATCGTCTACCGCCAAAGAAATTTCATATGAATTATTTCTCTCACTTCCGACAACCACTGTTAAAACGCCAGCCTCCGTTGCAGTCCCATTAAATGTAATCGAACCTGTAGCTGCTACTCCAGAAGCATGATCATTAAAGACATAGGCATCTAATCTACTTTTGGTATTCAATTCCTTAAAACTTCTTGTCATATGGGCCAGCATAGACTTTGTTCCAAATAAAGAATTAGCCGAACCATCGGAAGGAATATTTTCATTTAATCCAACAGATGCAGTACCCGCCGAAGTTTTTTGTCCAATCATGAGAACTTTTTGTTCTTGAAGGGCAGATGTGCCTGGGCTGCCTATAATATTAAATGTTACGCTTGTAAAAGTTGCCATTTATTCCTCCCCCTCTTTTATTTCAATAACATTATCTCTAAGTCTGGACGCCCAATATCCATCAATAGGCGCGCCGCTACTTTTGACCTTCAATTCAACAATATCATTTTTTTTACCTCTATTGGGTAAATCTTGTAACAATTTAAAACTTTTAGTTTCATAACCTTTTTTAATCATTCTGCCACCTCTTCATCTAAATTAATTGGGATTACCGTAAGGTTCTCTACGTCATTATCCCCTACTTCAATTGTATAATCAATACTTTTAAACGCAGAAGTATCAAAGTTTTCTACAGCATCACATCCAGTGATCTGATAAGGAACTTCAAATGAATAAGTATAAGCCATAATAGCCCTATTATATTCTGAAATAAATGATTTCGTTGGAATCACCTTATAAGTGGTATTTCCAGACAATCCCGATTCAAATTTAGCGCCATAAACAGTTCTCATTAGCGGCAAAAACATATCATGTTTACATATATCAAGCGCATTCGACGCAGATAATTGGTTTGAAGTATTTGCGATTAAAGTTATTGAAAATCCATCGACAACTGTAAGTCTTAAATCACTTGAATTGTTCTTTAGTGATAAGGCATCAGAAAAATTATTTCTTTCCTTGCTTACAATCATATTTTCAGGAGTAACAAAAGCCCATAAATCATTTATCTTTTGTTCTGTATAATTTTCTATTGCCCTGTCAATTGTAATAGCAGAAGAAATCCTTGCCTTGCCATAAATATTGCCAATATCATAATCACTTGCTAAAAAAGTACCAGAGCAAGTAAAAGTATCTATGTCAACATAATTTATAGGAAAAATACAATTAATACCGTCAATCCTCCGTTCAAGCAAATATTCTAAACCATTAAGAACCGGTTCAGAATTTATACTACGAACTTTAAATGTTACCCGATTTGGAACTGATATTAACTCAAAAGAACCATTCCAATCCGAATCACTAAAACCATTAAGCTCGACTGAAGTATGATAATTGAGAGTTAAATCATGATTAGTTGCAGTTGTAAAGGTATGGGTGAGGCCATCTGTTACGACCGAATCAATAGCTGTATGAGTTAATGAATTAACAATGGTTACAGGATCACCTGTTTTCATTTTATGAGGTTCAGAACAGGTTACGGTTATCGTATCCGAAGTCACAGATACTTCTAAAACGTCAATAACTGGACTCAATCTATTGGTGTATATGGGTAGGATATTATGTAATTGAATGACAATATCGTGCAATTTCATTTATTTATTAAGCCACTCTTAAAATAAGCATTCATTATTTTAGAATTTTTAACGTAGTTTTCTTTGGCATAATCTATGATTGATTTTCTATTCATATCTATTAAATCTTTTGAATAAAAAATATTTGAACCTATTTCCGCTCGCTGCCCATTTGAAACATATTTCAAGGAGTTTATTAAGGCACCCGTCTCATTAGCAGGATATTCACCTGGAGCTGAAGCTATATGTTCTTTCAATTTTCCCTCAACAGTTTTTCTGATATATTTTCTTCCAGTCTTATTCTTTTTTCTCATTTCTGTAGAGAAACCTTTAATATCTCTCACAGAAATATCATCTAATCCAGCGGCTAAGTAAATATTTACTCTCTTCGCTGAATTTTTAATGTTGTTAAAGGCAACCAGATTGTCTTTATCTTCTCTAATCATGTATTTGCCAAAAAGGTTTTAGTCCCTAAAAATTTTGTATAAACAAAAACAAATTCGTGGAAATCATTAAGGTCTATGATTTTTATTATCTTGTAATTATTATCACCCCATTTAATCATAGACATATCGAATATTTTTGGGAAATGTCTAATCTTAAACAAATGAGTAGTAGGTTCAGTCAAATTAACATCAGCGAAAATAGACGTACCGGCAGTCAAAGTTTCAACTTCAGCGAATACAGTAGTAACGTTTTTTAAATTTTCAGTATGATTGCTACCCTCAAAATCTGGAGCATTTAGGTCTCTAGTTTGTAATGTGATCCTATTTCGCATTTGACCAATGGGTACTTTTTTTCTTTTAGAATGAAGTATTATCCGTTCAGACATATTTTAACAATCTATGAGCGGAATAAAATATTTTAGATTGGTCAGGCAAAGCCGCAGAAATATCACTAGCTATGTCCCCACGATTTTCATATAAATAGGCCACATGAGCTTTTATTCCATGTATTATCTCTGCTGGAGTTTCAGCATAGCCAGCAGTAAATTCAACTTTAAGTGGATAAAAAATACCCTCATCCACTAACGGAGTTTCCAGAAAAACCAAATCAGGATAATTAACTGATTCAACTAAAGAATAATTGGTTGAAAGAATAGTTACCCAGTCAGCATCAATATAAGCAGAAACTTCATCAATACTTATCACAGGTGAACGTTGTAGAACCAAATGAGGATAGTCATATTTACCAATAAGTAAATTGTCATACTTACCTAAAATTGTTCTTTGTTCAAAAACTTTGCCAGTATATAATTCGGCAGCGTTAACGGCTACGCTAATCATACTTTTAACCATCTCGTCAGTATCATTATGGTCAATACCAAGAAATGTTTTGACTTCCGTTAACAATAATAAATCACCAGATGCAGGTGTAATTATTGAATAAGAGACTTTTTGAGTCATTATTTTTTCTTATTTTTTTTAAAAAAATTAGATGAATTGGCCCAAACTCCTTCATTCGGTTTGGAAGCTATATCTTTGATATTATTAGCAATATCATTAATGTCGCTTACATCAGTAGAAGCCCATCCATTCTTAATCATTTCGTTAATAACGACTAAAGTCAAACCCTTGATCTTGTCTGAATCAATGATCCCTTCCTTGAAATCTACTATCGGCCCCAACGCTGGATCAAGACTATATTTGCCAGTTTTTAAAATTTTGAGTTTCATATATCCTCAAAAAAAGGCTGGCCGAAGCCAGCCATCTTAATTAAGCAGCAGTAACTGGAGTTGACATTGCATTAGCCTTTACTACGACACCACCAAAAATCCCACCAGTAGTAGTACCGGTTGAAACTATTTTTAGTTTTACGAAATTTTTTGTACCAGTATAGCCAATACGCTTAACTGTTTGATCTTCAGTTAATGCAAACGCTATAGAAGAAGTATAATAAATAGCTCCATTATCCTTAGCCGCTGAAGCTCCAAGTTGATTTCCCGCGGCTACATCAGTATACGTGCCTCCTGAAGTATCGCATTCAACCAAGGTGATGGTATATGCTCCATCAGTAATTACGCCTGAGTTAACAAAAAACTCAATAGCAGAATACCCTCTTCGATCTATAGCCGAAGAATAAGTTGTAGTATCTGTTGCTATAGTTACAGTAACAGTAGCAAAGGCAGATACAGCCAAACTACTAGAATGTATTTCTTGAATATTCATTTAACCTCCTATGCCTTAATCTTAATGAGTTTTATTGCTTCTGGCATTACCACTTTACCAGACAAGAATCTACTAAAAGTCAATTCAATTTGATTGCTCTTTTTATAAGTGTAAATATCTCTCACAATATTCATGCCCTGTCTGTCAATAATCCTATAACCTTCTCTTAAATCGCCATAAAATAATGCAATCGCATTAGCGGCTACGTTTGCCAGGTCAGGGATAACATAATAAGGTTCACCAGCAATAGTATTTGGTTTGCCTTCTCTTAGTGAAACCTGCCATGCAAGGCTATTATCAGGAGTCAACATTGCTCTAACAATAGCTAAAGTTTTTCTGTTTAGAAAAAATGCCGGATTATACCCAGTTTTAAGTTCCCCTGTAACTCCTAATATATCAGAGTATTTAAGCTCTCCAGAAGTTCCAGTGGTATAAACATCAGCCAATAGAGTTGCATTGGTAGTTATCCCGCCAAAGCCAGGTACTGCTGATCCCGTGGTTATTCCGGTTCCTTCACCTTTCGCAAAGGCCTGAACAACTTTTCGGTTTACCAGGCTTTCAATATCAAAAGCAGAGTCCATTAAAATATCATTAGTTACTCTAACTGAAACAGTTTGGCAATAGGCTGTAATGGTTTCATTCCCAAAAGTTAAGCTATCATTAGTTCCGTCCTGAGCTTCCCCTACAAAGGTAGCCACCAATCCGCCTGTTATCTTGGGGATTTCCAACGTTTTCTTACTAACTCTCATTACATCCGCAGTTTGTCGATAAACAGATATTTCCTCAATAGCTTCAAGCATTCTATTGTCA